AGCCCTTCCAGCCCTTATATTCCATGATTTCCCAATATCTTTTATTTCAAATTCTTTATCCTGTATCTTATTTATAATACTGAATAATTCCTTTGCTCTTACTGCTCCTTGCAACGGTTCTTCTGTAATAAATTTTTTTGCTATGCTTGTATACCCATTATAAGAATAAATTGTATTATTATCAAACAACAAACAATCCCCACTGGCATATACAGTAGAATCTTGTGTAGTAGCCATCATTGCTATTTTAACAGCATCTTGAAAATTCTTCTTAGATAATTTCATAGTACTATTCCTCCGTATCTATAGTTCTTCTTTTACGTCTTTTATTCTCATGTATTTCATAATCCAAATTTATTTCATGAACAAATTTACTGTCCAATACTGGCTTACATATATCCAAACATTCTAATACAATCACTTGCTCAGTTGTAGCTTTCTCCTCACGTACTACTAACTGATTTATTCGCAATATTCCTTTTTCTATTTCAGAATCCTTTTGATTTAATCCTAATCCACAGGTTATATGCCCTATCTTTCTACTGTCTTCTGCACTATCATTTTTCCTTACATCTCTATCAAAAGTAGCTTTATTTGTTTGTGAAGCAGTAATAACAAGAATATTCCGTTCCTGAGATATTCTTCTTAACCCTTTCCAAATATCATCCAACTGATGCCGATATTCAGTTCCTTTATATCGACTTGGAATAAGCAAATCAGCATAATCAATTACTACAACATCTGGGGTATAACTTGAGTATAACTGTAATACATCCAAATGATTCTCAATATCTTCTACTGTAGAACGGTATGCTGGAATAGACAGTATCCTTACTGAACCATTCCTTAGCATTTTCCGCAGTTTGCTCTGCTGATATTCAATTTTAGTAACATTTACTCCAGTCTTGTGCAATTTTTTGTAAGCTATACCATATTTCAAAGTAGCTTCATTTTGTACAAAATAAGGAAATTTTACTGTCATTGGTTCTTTTGTCTGTCCAACAATAGACCTCCAACCTCTTCGTATCATTTGTTTTCTTGTCATTTCCATAGTAAAAAATACTACTTTCAATTCCTTATACATTGCTGCTTCTGCCGAATACCATAACATTTGGCTCTTACCACGCTTTTGTGGCCCAAAGAAACTGACAAAATCACCTCTATGAAATTCACCAGCTAATTCACCCAACGCTCCAGGAAACTTAAAAAGTATTTCATCTTCTTCATTAAATGCATCAGACACTAATGCAGCATCATTCAGTATATCAACTCCACTATCAGATACTGCCGCTGGCTTTTTATATTCAGCTATAAACTTTTCTGCTTGCAATAAATCATTTTTCTGTAAAGACCTTTTTACATTTTCTATCATCACTTCCATTGACCGAGCACTTATATATTGCTCAGCCTGAGTTATATCATATTCAATATTCTCAACAGTCCGTATATACTCATCAGATATATTCTGTAGAAAATCAGCAATTAAATCTGCTATATCATCTTGAATTACATTTACTTTTTCTTTATAAATATCTTCTATTGTTTTATTCGGAGCTTTCTTATAAACATTATAAAATTCTACAATCCATTCACTTATTATTTGAGCATATTTGCTTTTACAATATATTGGATTAAATATTGGAACAATTCTTTTACAAAATTCATCAGAAACTATTAGATTAGTAAGTAATTTTCTTTCGGCACTTAAATCAATAGTCTTCAGTTCCATTACTTATTTCCTATATTGTTTAATAAGTTCTTTTAATATGTCTTCTTCACCAAAAAATTCTTTATCTTCTTTTCCATCAACTACTTTGCTTACTACATTATTCTTTATATTCAGCATTTTAGTTATCTTTTCTTCTATTGTTCCAAAGCCTATAAGATAATAAATATTCACCATTTCAGCATCTTGACCAATTCTATGGATTCTATCTTCTGCTTGTAAATGGTCTGTAGGTGTATAGGTAAATTCTACAAATGCTAATGAATGAGCTGCTGTTAAAGTAATTCCCACACCAGCAGCATTTATCTGTCCAATAAACAATTTTGTTTTTTCATCTTTCTGAAACTTGTCTATGGCTTTTTGTCTATCAAGCTGGTTAGTCCTACCATCAAACTTAACTGCTACATCTTTGAATTTACTATAAATATCATCAATAGCCATAGTATGATAAGCCATAACTACTAATTTTTCATCAGTAGAAATAAAATCACTAATCCACTGAAGCATAGCTTTCCGTTTAGCAAGATATGCTAATTGCCGTAAATGTTCTAATAATTCCCTTTCCTTTATCAAAGTAGTATAATGATTATTCAGCCATTCAGCAAATTCACCTTCTGCATCCATATAATTTCTTTTTTCTACTTCTTCAAGTTCCAATGGAATAATAGTTTTTATCTTATCAGGAAGTTCTAATGCTACTTCTTTTTTTGTTCTCCGTAGCATATAAGGCTTTACTAATTCATATAATTCATCTATATGAGAAGCTCCATTATACGACCATCCAAAACCATTATAAGTAGGACTGCAAAATTCCTGTAAATATTTGTATCTATTAGGAAATACTTTAGGAGCTATAAGATTCAATGTAGTAAAAAATTCAGATGGTCTATTCCTTATAGGTGTTCCAGATAAACATATAATCGGTATATTCTTATATACTTTTCTTAATTTTTTTACTGCTTTTGCTCGTAATGTGCGATTGTTTGCTATAAATTGTGATTCATCCAATATTATCATTTTTAACTTCATTTCTGACAATACTAAAACCCAATCTTTAAGAATATCATAATTTATAATAATCCAATTATTTTCATATATTTCATATGGTCTTGTGCTGTAAAGAATTTCATATTTTTTATTGTAAGCCCATTTTTCAATTTCAATTCCCCAATTCATTTTTACTGATGCAGGGCATATTACCAATATAGGATACTTTTCTTGATGAATATTTGTATATCCTATAACTTCAATAGTTTTACCCAATCCCATTTCATCGGCAATCAATCCAGTGCCATTTCTTGATTCTAGCCACTTTACTGCTTCTTTCTGAAATGGAAATAACCCTTCTAATTTTGATTCATCTATAATAACTTCTTTCACTATATTTGAATTTATAATAGCATTCAATTTTTCAGTAAAAATCCAATTATGCTTTTTAAGTTTTTGAATATTAGAATCTGCATATGGAGCAGTCCAAAATTTACCTGCTGGAATAAAATATGGACTTGTAAGTTCTTTAACTTCAGCAAGTCCATCATCAAAATCATTACCAAAAAATTTTAATAATAAAACACCGTTATCATAATCTGCTATTTTCATGGTTGTAATGTAAAAAGAAAGCCTTTGGGACTAACCTTTATGATAATAGGAGGAAAGAGGGAAAATGAAAGCGGTTAGGAGGCTTTGGCTGTCCCTTAAAAGGGTTTCCGAGTTTACACTCAACGTTCACAGCCACGAACGCAGGAAACATAAAAGTTAAATCCCAAAGGCAATTTTTCATCAATTATCTCCTATCAATTAGAAGTATATCACACACATTCCATTTTGTCAAGAGCTTTTATTCCGTATTGCTTTATTATAACTATCGGGCAAATGACTCTTTATTGGACTAAAATATGGGAATTCTAATACAATATCTATCATCCCAAATTATTTTCAGCCTCCTTCTATTTCCTATTAACATATTATATTATGGTCTAGTTATTCTGTCAATCCCTATAAATTGCTTTTTACCCTATTAACATACCATTCACTTGCACCATATTTTCTGACTCCATTAACTCCTTGCCGATGTGCTGCAATAGCCTTATCAATATCCCCAAGACGAACAAGATTATCCATAAACAGAAATCCCGCAATAACAACAGATTCTAAAGAATTAAAAGGATTATATTCACCATATTTCATTACCCGTTCATCATGGTATAATTCATTCAGCTGCATTCTTCCCCTACTGATACCATCATCACCTACAGCATCATCATTCTCATTTGATTCTGTAATTGCTATAGCTCGTAATATATTTGCAGGTGCTCCAGTAATAATTTCAGCAACTTCATATATAGACAACACTTCTATTTCATTATTTTCATTAGATACATTTATTTTTACATCAACTACAGATGATTGAATTGGTAATAGAACAAACAATAAAATAATAATACTAATTTTTATGTACTTCATTTCTATTATTTTCACTAATTATATTCCCACGTTTATCTACAATAGCAATTGGGAGTACTTTTCTACAACGAACTTTAGTAATATCATCAGGAAATACCACAACATCGTCTGGATCAACTAAACATCTTAAAATTGTACCTTCATTGTATATTTGCGCAGTAAAAGGAAATATACTCAAATGCAAACCATTACCACATTGGAATATCTCATTGCTATCCCAGTCTGGGCATTCCACTTCTTTACCTATCTCATACTTAATCTTACCAGTATAAAAATCACAGAAAGTATCACAATTAACACTTTTATATAATACTATTTTATCATTAACATGTTCAGCAATAGACAACAAATCATTTTTAGTATATCCAATACTACTTAACTGTTTTGAAGTAGCATTATCATGCAATTCTATTACTGCATCTTCATAATAAAATATTACAGCATTATCAAATCCTTTAACATTTGCTAACCTGTATGCTTTAATAATAGATGTTCCATGTGCTTCAACATAAGCTTTATCAAATGCTTGAACATTAGATGACCCATATGCTTCAACATGTGCTGGCATAATTGCTTTTACCACAGCACAATCAAAGGCTTTAATATAAGATTTACCTGATGCTGTAACAAAGGTCATATCGAATGCTTTAACTTGAACCGCACTAGTTGCCAAAACATAAGATTTATTGAGTGCTATAATATTAGCATAGCCAAATGCTATAACAATAGATGTGCCTGCTGCTATAATATTAGCCTTATTAAATGCTTCAATAGTAGCAGAATCAAATGCTTTGACATAAGCTTCATCTATTGCTTTTACATAAGCTGTTCCTTTTACTGTAGCATGACTAGAACCACCAATTTTTATTGTAGCTTTATTTCGTGGTGTAATAACAATTTCTTTATCTGTATCTTTTATAATAATAAGTCCATCAAAATCTTGCTTAATGTCATCAAATTCTTTTTGTGTATGTACAACAATTTCCTCTTTCACATCCTTCCTCCTAAATTATATCTTTTCATAATCCATACTGCATCAAATAAGCATTTGAAACTACTTTGAAACTAAATCTCTTACCATTCAGTCCTTTTACATCATACGGCTTATTATCTACACTTCTTACTACAATTCCTTCATCATAACTGTCAGGATTGAATACAGATTTTCTTTCAGCCAATTTCAGCCAATCATCAACATTCAGTCCAATATCCTTTATATATTTTACACCTTTAATTGGCAATCTTGGAACATAATTAACTTTTGCTCCAAAGAAACATAATAAATCCGCAATCGCTTCTACATCATATGGAGTATAATATTCCTGTGTATCAATATCATAACAACCAAAAATAAATAATTTCAATGAGTCAAATTTATAATGATTCCCTTGTATTTTAGACCCACAAATTTCTCCTTGAATAGCTACATTCCTATTCTTAAATAGTTTTTTCATTGCTTTCTCTAGATTTGCTTCTTTTGCCACTCTCCAATAAACACTATCATTCTCTTTTTGCATCCATACATTTCTTGAAGCTACAGAAAATTTCTTTTTGTACCAAATAAAAGTACCACTTGTTCCATCCATCTTAATAGTAATGTAAATTGGAACATCTTTATATGTTTCCAAAAATTCATTCCCTAATGATTGTAGCCTTGGTTCATCAGTTTGTGGCACTAAATGCTTAGGAAATTCTCTTGGCACTTTCTTTTTATATAAAAATGGAAATGCTTTTTCAAACCAACTTTTCTTATGTGTTACTTTTTCTGCAACTTCTGGTGGTTCATACTTTTTTATTCCAAGAATATTAGTAACATTTTCTCCTTCTTT